AACGCAAAACCCAAACTTGGGAACTACTTGCTCTCGATCTTGCGCTCAGAGAAGGTCAATGACTCTCATGCCGGAACGTTACGTGAAAGGACCAACATCCTTGGAAACAAAGATGAAGCAATCCGCAGCGATGAAAGCAAAAAATATAGTAAGGTCAGAAGAGCAGCGAGAAGCTATATCGAAAAAGTTAAAGAGTTTGGGGCATCGGCCTTCGGTACGAAAAGGGAATGGGACGGGCATGACTCCTATGGAGGTGTTGGTAGCCGAGTTATTGCCCGTTGGATTTATATGGAACTATGCAATACCGTTGGGGAAGAGGCAAGAAGGCTATCCTACTTGCTACAAACTGGACTTCGCAGACCCGTTGAAAAAGATAGGGCTAGAAGTAGATGGAAGCTCCCACTCTGGCTATGCCAAAAAACAACAGGACAGGAAGAAAGAAGCGAAGCTGAAGGAATTTGGGTGGAGGATATTTCGTATAGCAAACAAGGATGTACAACAACTGTATACAACCTCGAAATTGAAGGAACACCTCACTACTTTGTTGATGGATTATTAGTTCACAACTGTAATTACGTGAAGACTGCGACAACCAAGCGCTGGAAAATAATTAACTCACTGATTACGTCCCATACATGGTTGTGGATGCTGACAGGCACTCCGGCTTCTCAGAGTCCTATGGATGCGTATGGTTTGGCTAAGATGATGAACCCTAAGTCTGTACCTAACTACATAGGTGTATTCAGAGATAAGGTGATGCTGAAGATCAGCCAGTTCAAATACATCCCTAAGCCTGACGCACAAGAGACGATACACAAGATTCTTCAGCCAGCAATACGCTTCACAAAGGAGGAGTGCCTAGACCTACCCGACATCCTGTATGCCGAAAGAGAGATACCATTGACTGCACAGCAGGAGAAGTACTACGACATCCTTAAAAAAGAGCTACTGATTCAAGCCGCTGGAGAAGAGGTCAGTGCCATCAACGCCGCAGTGCAGATGAACAAGTTACTGCAGATTAGTAGTGGGGCATGCTACAGCGATAAGGGTGAAGTTATAGAGTTCGACTGTAAGAACAAGCTGAATGAGTTGCTGGAAGTTGTGCAGGAGAGTAGCCACAAGACCCTCGTGTTCTGTAATTTCAGACACTCTATTGATGTCATTCAGGCATTTCTATCTAAGCACAGCATCACTAATGAAGCTATACACGGTGGAGTCAGCGCTAAGAAGAGAGCCGAGATATTTGCCAAGTTTCAGGAGACAGCTGATCCGCAGGTGCTAGTCATTCAGCCACAGTCAGCAGCACATGGGGTCACTCTTACGGCAGCGAATACGATTGTTTGGTTCGGCCCAGTGACCAGTGCAGAAATATGGCTACAGGCAAATGCACGTGTGCATAGAACAGGGCAGCGCAATCCATGCCTAGTCGTGAAGATGGTTAGTTCTCCTGTAGAGCGCAAGTTGTACAAGGCATTGGAAGCTAGAACCTTGTCACAGAATACATTGCTGGAGATGTATAAAGCAGAGGTTGGGGCTTGACAGATACGTCAAGCTATGAGATGATAACCCTACGTCGAGAGGTTCTCGACTGAATTTACCGGAGAAGAGCGATGAGTAAGCCAACCGCAGACAAGCTTGTAAAAGCCTATCTGAACATACGAAATGCCCGTGAGAAGATAGCTAAGGAGTACGAAGAGCAAGACGCTGAACTTAAGGGGCAACTTGAATTAGTCAGCAGTACGTTGATGGAGTTGTGCAAGGAGACAGGTGTAGACAGCTTCAAGACACCTTTCGGCACAGTGAGCAAGCGCGTCACAACCAACTACTGGACTAACGACTGGGGCAGCATGTACGACTTTATATTGGAGCACGAGGCTCCGCATCTGTTGCAGCAGCGTATACACCTGAGCAACATGAAGAAGTTCCTTGAGGACCATCCCGATGTGATGCCGATGGGACTGAACGTAGACAGCAAGTACACAATCACCGTTACCAAACCAAGAGCCAGAGCCTAGGAGGGTAGATGCAGGAAGAGACTGAGAAGATAGATGCGAGGGATGTTGCTTTCATACAAGCAGCAGCGCATTTTTTAGGTGTGAGCAGGCAGACTATTCACACTTGGAGAAAGGAGGGTATACTACCCGAATACCGCTTTGGCCCTACAGAGCGTGTGTGTTTCAAATGGACTGACTTGGTGGCAATAAAGGCCCACAGAGCAGTTCAACAATCTAAAGAAGGTACTTATCATGAGTGAAGTTTCATTGTTTCTCGACCCCAAAGCCACCATTCCCGCTCACCTGAAGCAGGGCGTCGATGAATTAACCAAGAGCTTGATGGGTGGCGGCATCGGCTCAAAGCGCATCTCTATTCGTGGCAGTGTATTCCGTATGATCGTGGATGGTCAGGAAGTTGCCAAGAACGAAGAGCGTTCTATGGATGTAGTCATTGTTAACGGCGCAGAGTTCACTAGCCGCAGTTACTATGCAGGCACATATCAGGAAGGTCAGAATGCTGGTCCTGATTGCTGGTCGAATGACGGCAAGACTCCAGACGCTCGGTCTGAGAACCCGCAGGGTACTTCTTGCGCCACCTGCCCTATGAACATTGCAGGGTCTGGTCAGGGTAATTCTAGGGCTTGTCGTTACATTCGGCGTCTGGCTGTAGTCATGGGTAATGACGTAGAAAACAGCGATGTGTACCAGCTGGTTCTTCCTGCGCAGTCTATCTTCGGAAAGGCGGTTGATGGCAAGATGCCCTTTGAGCAGTACGTCCGTTTCTTGGCAGGGCACAACCTGAGTATTCGTAGTGTTGTAACTCGTATGAGCTTCGATACTAACTCAGCTACGCCCAAGCTGACTTTCCGTGCAGTGTCTCCGCTATCTGAAGAAGCCTATCTGGCTGCAGTGGATAAGGGCAGCAGCTTTGAAGCCGTCAATGCAATCACGTACAACCCAGTGATTACAGCTAAAGAGCCAACTGGCAATCCATTCCTTGAGGCACCGAAGCCTACAGCAAAGCCAGCGCCGGTAAAGGCAGCACCTGTAGAGGAAACGGTATCTGTAGAAGAACCCGCACCTGCAGTTCGTGAGAAGAAAGCAGCCCCTTCCGTCCAAAGTTTGGATTCTGTGCTGGAAGCTTGGGGCGACGACGAGTAAACTCGTCGGCTTTTCGTCTTCAGGGGTCGCGCCTCCTTGCGGCCCCTTTGCTTCTTCTACACGCGCAGGTTTCTTATGACTACAGATATAACAAGGAGTGATTTTTTCAAGCAAGTCCTGCCTGATGTGGGTAAGTTTTGTTTATTCACACTGTTTGAAGATAAATCCGGCGATCCTACTCAGGAATTTTTTCCTATAGCTGATGCTGTAGAGGGCAGGCTGGATGGGAAGATGGCTGAGCTATCTGACTTGGGTAGAGAAGTTTACTTCGCTTGCTGCACATTCGTTGACGGCGTAACACATAGAAAGGCCCACCAAGCCCTAGCATATAAGTGTTTACGTATAGACATCGACTGTGGCCTCAACAAACCCTATGCTACTCAAAAAGAAGGGTTGAAAGCGTTCAAAGATTTTGTGGTTGCTGTAGGACTTCCACTACCGACCATAGTCAATTCAGGGCGCGGTTGGCATATGTACTGGGCGTTCACAGAGAGCGTAGATTACAACTCTTGGAAGCCGATAGCCGAAGGGTTGAAGCAAGCCACCATAGCCCTCAACCTTAAGACAGATGTAGGCGTCACAGCTGACGGTGCACGAGTGCTCCGCATACCGGGGACCAAGCACAATAAGGACAGAAAGAATCCCAAGATTGTCGAAATCATACACTTCGCCAATGAGTACAGTTTCAAGGACTTATCCGATGCGCTCAATCCATACGTACCGAAGAACGGCCTTGATGATCTAGGCTTTGCCAGCACAGCAGCAGGGGCAGATGACCCCATCATGAAGAAGATGCTGCAGAGCAGCGAGAAGTATTTCAGCAAAATTCTTGAACTCAGCATGCAGTTTGTTGAGGTTACGGAAAACGTAGAGGTAGATGTCCCTAACAAGGACGGTACGGTAACTACCAAAACCGTAAAGCAGAAAGCCATGCGAAGCGCAGGGTGTGCGCAGATTGCCAATATCTATAAGAACAGAGCAGATGAAACGCTTATTGACCATGACCTCTGGCGTGCGGGGCTATCTATTGCTTGGAACTGCGTAGATAGAGACAAGGCGATTCACCTGATCTCTGAAGGCTACCCTAAATACACTCCAGCAGAGACGATAGCGAAAGCGCTAGGTACAGAGGATAAGCCTCAGAAGTGTATAAGGTTTCAATCACTGAACCCTGAGCTATGCGTCAACTGCGTTCACAAAAATAAAGCTAACCCAATCACTACGCCCATCACACTGGGCATGACCATCATTGCTGCTACCCCGCTAGATAATATACAGACAGATGTGTGGCACGAAGGATTGAACGACTTCACTGACGTAGAGATTCCCAGCACATATCCTAGGAACTGGTTTCGCCCCAAAGCTGGAGGGGTCGCCATGCGTAGCGTAGATGATGAAGAAGAAGACAAAATTGTTTACGAGCATGATCTGTGGGTAGCCTCCCGCATCGAAGACCCAAACCACGGAGCTATGGTAGAAGTGGTCAGCATCTTGCCAGTCGATGGTTTGCGTATGTTCAATATGCCCCAAGCCTATGTAGCCAAGAAAGACAAGATGCTTGAGGTGTTATCAGAAAATCATGTGGCTATACACCCCGCACATTACGGCAAGATACAGGCGTACATCACGGACTGGATTAAATACTGGCAAGCGCAGACCAAGTACAGGGTAGCTAGAAGCCACTTCGGTTGGCATGAGAACAACTCCAAGTTTCTAATCGGCTCCAAGGAAATTGAACCAGACGGTAAGATTATCTATAGCCCTCCTTGCTCTGTAACTGAAGATATTGCGCCTAAGTACCACAGCGCTGGAGAACTCTCCAAGTGGAAGCAGGTGATAGACACCTATGACCTACCGGGGAATGAAGCAAGAGCCTTTGCCTTGTTTGCGGGTATGGGCGCACCTCTGTACAAGTTGTTCAATGTAAA